TTCATGTAACTAAAAACAGTTTCATTCATAATCAGTCTTTCATGAGATTGATTTCGACCTTCTGCCGCTCAAGCCCAAGCTCTGCTGCAAGTCTCGCAGCCTCCAGTCTGATTCGCTGTGCCTCAAGTTCAGTCTTGTTTTCATCGCTTTCAATACTTGCGGCGAGCTTCTGCTGATCAAGCATGGCCTTCTGCTGATCTGCCTGAGTCTTGCGCTGAACATCGGCAGCCCGGATCTCAAGTTCCTGCTGACGCTGCTGAATGATCGGGTCCTGCTGCTGCTCTGCAATCCTCTGCTGTTCGGCCTGCTGCTGCTTCTTGCCAAGCAACTGGTCTGCGGCCTGAGCAATAAGAACACTAAGCCGCTTTTCGATGTCTCTCGGAAGTGGCTCTCCCATCGGGGGCAGTTCAATTCCAAGCTCTTCTTCAATCTGAGAACGAAACAGGAACCCAAGGTGCTCGCGAATGTGGGCATCGAGGGCAGCAAGGGACGCCCCACCAAGTTGGGTATTCTGAACCTGTTGTCCCATTTCCGGGTCATTCTTAAGAACCATATGGACCTGAAGGTGGGCCTGATGGTCCTGCCACTCAAACGCCTTAGCCGGGGTAAGAGTAAGAATGTCCTGATTTTCGGTGACGGGGTCCTTGGGTTTGGCATCGTCGGCACCCGGAACAACTTTGTCGGCATTCGGAATGCCAATCAGTTCCATCATCTGTCGGTGCAGAAGCGGAAGATCGTAAAGATTGGGTGCCTGAGCGGCGAGTTGTAGCGCTGCCTGATACTGCATAATCCGCTGTGCCATCGTAGACGCATTGGGATCAGACACAGGCATTACATCAATCCTGTCATCGAAGTCGGCGGTCTTGATATCCTCGCCAACATCGGTCTCATACGGGTAGGCGGGAGAGGTGTAGTCGCGGATAATCCTCGCAAGAATCTTAAACTCTTTCTTCAGACTTGCGTGCAGTCTTGCCTGAATGGCGCTCTGCACCTTCATCGCGCGTTCCATGATGGCCAGCGTCGTACCCACCGGAGCATCCTGCCGCATGTCATCCACGCGAATATCAGCCATGGACGCAAACCTACGGCCCTCTTCGACAATCGTACCAAGAAGCTGGTAGAGTACGCCCGAGGGCTCCTTGTACGGCAGGAACGTAATGTTGTCCCGAATGTTATTGCTGGGAACGTCAACGTCCCTAAACTCACCGGGCATGATGGGGGTGTCGTCGCCCTTGATCCTGAGGCCACGAGTCTTCAGTCCGCCCGGCAGGTTGGAAAGGGTACCGGCATCCACAAGCTGGCGGAGCAGGCTGGTGGCAGACTTTGCTAACCCGCCAATCATGTGGATCAGCCCAAGGTTATAAAAACCAATTCCGGGCACATATCCATATTCGACAAAGTGCTGAATCTTCTTACGCTCTGGATCACTCTGCGACCAGTTACGATAGATCGAAAGGATCTGACGCGACCCCTTGTCAATCGTGATTACGTATGGCAGTGCAATCCCATCCGGGTCTTCAAATCCGGGTAGATCGTAATCAACATGGATCTCAAGAAGTTGATGTCTATTGGATTCACTTTCTTCAAACTGAATCCCAGAAATCTCATTGAATTTGTCTTTGATTACATCTACGGACGGACCAGAAGACTGAAGCTCTACGTCCCTGTAAAAACCATTTACCTGAAGCTTTCTAATGTAGTTCGTGCTTCGGCTCATCACATGGGTATAACGCTCCGCGTTTTCCAAAGAACTTTCATCGTCACCGATGATAAAGTCCTCCGCTGGAACAAACATGGAGCAGGGACGACCAAGGGTGGGGTCGAAGTAAATCTTCCTAAACGCAGCACCAGCAAGCGGTAAGCTGAACAGAAGCTTTTCGGTTTCTGACCTATACTCGGTCATAACCTCCAGCAACTGATAGTTCATGTACTCCTGAACACGCTGTGCCTGAGCGATGCGGTCTGGTGTGGTCTCGCCCCAGATCTTGGTTTTTACGGGTCCCTTGGCCGGGAAGATTTCCTGAATGGTCTGGGCCTGAAAACGAACAACAGACTCAGACAGGATCGGGTGAAATACTCCACAGGCTCCGGGCCAAGGCGTGGTCCGGTCCTCCATCTCTAGGCCAAGTAAATCAAGGCCTTCCTTGTAGGTCCTCTCCCATTCCGTGCGGCTGCTTTTGTCATCCTCGAACATCTGGATAAGCTTAGACGAGCAATGGGCAAGTGTACTGTCGTCAATGTATTCAGCAAGATTGGCATCATGTGCAACATCTGATGCCATGACATCATCTTCGCCGCCAGAAAAGTCAACGGTAATACTACCGTCTTCCTCTTCGACTACAGTTACATCGCCCTCAGCAACATCATCTACAACCTCTAGACCATCGGGGCCCATCTCAAAGTCATCTTGTGTGACAATAAATGACGATGAATCTGGAATCAGGAATTTATCTACGGCCATAATTTAATCCTAGTGTGCGGAGTATTTAATAATACTCTGCTTTTCTGTGGCGGTAAAATTCTTCGTGCTGCTCATCTGACGGAACCCGAATAAATCCGCCTTGCCTAAATCTAAGTAAAGCCTGTGTACTGGAATCCACAAGGTCGTCATGGTCACCAGTCGGGAAGGAAGCAAACTGCTCAATCACTTCCTCGGCCCATCGCTTCTGGGGTGCCCATACCATGCCCGATGAGAAAAGATCGGATATAGCATTTACTCTTGCAACCTTGTCCCTCCCGCGACTTGGTGTGTACTCCGACACAGGAATACCCATGCGCCTTAATTCAAAAATCAGTGGTGTTCCAGCAGCCTTGGCCTCAACAACAAAAGCGTCTGGCTTAAACTCTTTGTACATGTCGTAGGCTCTTGCTTTGAGTTCTGGAAACTCAAGGCGCTCCTGCAACGCATCCAATAATATAATATTCGACTTACCGTTCTCGTCATAAAATACACCCCAAGTAGTGCAAGCACTATAGTCTGATGTTTCTTTGGCGAGAAACGCTGTGTCCCACGACTGGATAATAAATTCGCACGGTGGTGGATTGCTGCCTTCCCACTTATTCCACCACTCGCGCTTGATGATCGCGCTTTCTTCTGACGTTGGGTCCTGCTGGTACTGGGCGCTCCACTTAGACAGTGGAAGCTCAGACCTCAAGGCGTCAAGCTGTTGAAGCGGCCAGAACTCAGGCCATAGTGGAGATCCGCTAGGAAGGATTGCAGGAAGCTCAATTACCTCCCACTCATCAGATCCGCCACGCTCAATCGAGGCTTTAATAATCTGGCCCGTCAGGTCTCGTTTTGCCCAGCGCGTCATCACCACGCAAATGGCACCGCCGGGCTGTAAACGCTGTCTTGGTCCCGATGTGTACCATTCGTAGGTCTTATCGTAAATCGACGGGTCGTTGAGTGCTGCTTCCTGCTCTGAATGCGGATCGTCAATAATCAGAATGTCGGCACCCTTACCCGTAACGGCACCGCCGACACCAATGGCGAAGTATTCCCCGTTTTTATTGGTGCTCCATCGTCCAGCAGCTTTGGAGTCAGCAGACAGGCTTACTTCGGAAAAAACATTTTGAAAGTCTTCCGATGCAACCAAGTTTCTGACCTTACGTCCAAAGCCAACTGCAAGCTCTGCTGTATGTGCGGTCTGGATGACTTTCTTTTCAGGGAATCTTCCCAAGAACCACGCTGGGAATAGATGCGATGCAAACTCCGACTTGGTGTGCCGGGGTGGCATGTTGATGATAAGGCGCTTGAGTTCACCACTAGCAATTCGATTAAAAGCATCGGCCATTACTTTGTGGTGATCGCCTTCAATAAACGCAGGCCATACCGACTTAACGAAAGCAAGGAAGTCTGTGTGCGCAGCGTTCCTACGCTTGGCGTACTCCAACTCATTTAGAAGATCAAGTATTTCTTTTTGATCGTCTGGGTTGAGATTCTGGATATGCTGGAGTACTTGCGCTGGATTCAGCGTTGATAATGACACGGATTCTACCGTTCAAGTTCTCGCCAATTGGGATTTTCCAGTCTGAACTGACGCTTCGGGGTCATACTTCCAGCTCCCATGTATTGAAACAGTGGATCATAAGCTGGAAGGGGGTCTGCCTCATAAGCGCGAAGATACGCTTCTCTTGCAACTTCCTCTCTTCGTGCCGCCCTAGCTGTGTCCCCTTTTCTTTCTTGTTCAAAAAATCTTCTTCTGGCCTTTGATGCCCGTCCTTTTTTACCAAGATCTATACCACCCAGTGCGTACCTAGCCGCACCTTCACCGCTCTTTTCTAGTGTTTCTCTTCCGACCTGTACAGCAACATTTCTAGCCATGGTAGGCAATACGTTGGCTACAGCATTAAAAAGTTCACGGCGCGGAACATCTTTATACTCATCCATCAACTTCATTTCATCAACAATATCATTGATGTCTAATGAATTTTTAGTTGCTTCTAATGCTTCTCCGCCCGGAGAATTAATCAAATCATCCAGCTTTTCTCTAGGCGTTCTCAAATCAAATTCCTGAGTTATATCGACAAGGCCTTCTGTCGGCATATGTGTTTCGGTTGGATCGCCCAATCTCATTCTGGGAGTTTCATCCAAGTCCGTTAAGCCAGCCCTTCTCTGAATAATTTCATTAGCATCAAAATGCATTTTAGTGGGAGCGTTTAATATTTCCGCCCTTGTCGGAACAGGTTTCGCCCTAGCTCCGGTTTCAATATCTCGTAACTCAGGAGCAATTTTAACCTGAGCGATTCCAGGTAATCCCGCAGCAGCGGATTGACCACGAACAGGGGATGCGTATCCGGTTAACGGGCCCCTCGCGTATAACGGATTGTCCCTAATCGTCCCTTGGGCTGGGTCAGCGCCCGTATACGGAATTTTCCTAGCGGCTTCAACCGGAACGACCTCACCCAAAACTCTTTGCGTCTCGGCAATTTTATCTAAACCATCAACAATCTGATTTCTTAATTCCAGATCACTGAGGTCTTCAAACGCATTGCTTGTCCTTAGACGATTAAAAATTTCTTCGGGATCTCCGGTGCCCTGCCAGTAAATATTCTGAACGGCATTTGCAACCGGATTACCGGAAGCGGCGCCCCTAGTAGCTTGGCGGGCTGCACTAGTTGCAAGCTGAGAAAGCGCTTCTGGTGACGCTGGTTCAGCAACTCGTTCTACGCGCATGCCCTGATAACTTTCAGGCGGCTTGTCCATGATCCTTCCGAGTGACGCAATTCCCTCGGACGACGAAACCCTTTCGAGTTCACGAGCAGCAATCTGTTCTGCTTGCTCTGCAAGCTCTTCCGATGCCCGCTTGGGGTTCAGGCGCTTCAGGGTTTTGAACATATCCGCAGCCCTGCCGGATAAAGTCTTTGCGCCTACACGGATGGTGGTGCCAGTCGCGAACGGGATTGCTAAACCGGCCAGACCAGTCAGGACACGAGAAGGACTGCGCTCACGCAACCCAAGGCCGATGTCCGCAACATCAATCGCCTCACCAACACCGGGCACCATCGAAGCACCAATAAGCCCTGCGGTTTCTGCCCCAGTTTCTGGCTGGAGCATACGATTGATTCTTTCGAGGAAGTCCCGTTCGCGTGAGGCCATAAGACTAAGTATCTACGTATTTTTCAAAGTGAAGTACAACTGACTCTGCCCTATGGCGGTACACATCTGCCTTAGTAAAGTCATCTCTCATCATGTAATACTGCACCTTCATCATAAGGTCTGCATGCTTTGCAAGCAACTCTGAAGGCTTAAAGGTGGAAAGGTACTTTGTTAACTCGGCAGAAGTAGGCCAGTCTCGTCTCTTCTTCAATTTTTCCTCTCTCTGCTTTTTCAATAATAATACGTGAAAGATCGACCCACATACTACTACATCTCTTTAAACCATGAGATGTCAAGTAATCTTCTAGAATATCATCAGCAGATGGACCAGTATACCTTACCTTTCCTTTCCCATGGGACTTGTACATCTTTGCAATCTTTGATCTAGAGCCACGCATACTCGCTGTAGATCTAGTATAAGCTTCCACTGCATTGTCAATAACTTTCATCATTTCCTTCAGATCGAAGGACTTGATTTCAGAAGTCGAGATCTCTTCCTCCTTCTTCTCGCCATCTGCGCTCATAAGTGTCACAAAGCTGCATGTAGTCGTCGATTCCATGGCGTTTGAAAAAAGTCTTGATTCCAATGCTGTGCTGGCTCATGTGGCAGGTTCTACAAAGCGGGATCAGGTGACTTAAATCTCCACCAGCACCACGAGATTTCAAGTGGGCAGGATCACTTGGGGGGTGCCTGTCACAAGTATGGCAGGGTAAAGACCGAATCCAATCCGCCTTGGCACCAAAATTCCTTTCGTAAAGTCTCCTTTTCACCCCAATCCCCGTAACAAGTTTTTACCTGTATATACTAGTATATAGTATAAACGAGTTTTTAAAAACCCTTAAAACAAAAAAAAGAGTTTATACACGAGCTTTTATACACGCTCTAGTACAAGCTTTTTAAACGTTCTGTTTAAACTAGTTACTGGACTCCTAAGGTTTTGATTTTTTGCGCATAATTTTTTGCCAAAAATTTGCCGAAGGGTTGAAGAATTCAAGGGGTTTGTAATGGGGTCATAAATCACGCAAAACTGTGTTTTATAAAAAACAACACCCGTCGTCGTAAAGCACCTCCTCCCACCCACTGGGGGTGCCCAACTACAAGATCCCGTACCCGTTTCTACGAGACACAGCACTGTTATCATGGGGTGAGTGGACCCTTGGTGTGAAGATCACCCACACTGGAGGTACCGATGGACGCTAAGAACGTCGCAAAGAAGCGCGTGCTAGCGCTGGGCTACAAGACCGGCAACGCCAAGGCCGTCTTCGAGCCCCGCAAGGATGGAACCGTGCGTGTCAGCTACACGCGCACCATCAGCCGTGAAGAGGCCAACGCCTTCTACGCCAAGGTGGCTCCTCTCGCAGTGGAGGAGAGCTGATCATGTCGCCCACCCGATACGGCGCGATGGTCTACGCGCACGACATCGCAAGATACGGCTGCATGTACACCTTCGACAGAATCATCAACGCCTACGGTCTCATTCACGGCATCTGGATCTTCTGGGTTTCGTACAGAACCCACAAACACATCCGCCGCTGAAGCACACCCAAAGAACTGCTCGCCTTCGCTATCGGGGGTGAGTGGTTTTTTGGCGTGAGGATGAGAAGTTGTTTCTTGTCCCAC